TGTAATTAAATTTTTATTTTTTATATCGTTTATATCTACTTGAACATCTTGTATTGTTTCTTCTGCATCTTTAACTAGATTCTCTCCATCATGTACAGTCTTGTTTACATCTTCAACTGTTTTTGTAATGTTCTTTTCATTTACATCTTCAACTAATTCTTCAATATCTTTAACAGTTTCAGTAGTATTAATAACAGTATTTTCAAGATCTGTAGCAGTTTTTTCAACATCTTCTAGTAATTTATTCTGTTCAGTAATCTTTTCATGACGTAATTGTTGAGATTTTAACATATCATTCTTTCTATCTTCAAATACTTCATCCTTATGCTGTTGATTTTCTCTATATTTTTTCATAAGAGTATTAAGTTTATCTTCTGAATAATGTTGATCATCAATATTATCTGGATTAGGATCCCATGGACACCAACATCCAACTTGTGCAATGTAAATATTGTGATTTTTATCCTTTCTTTTTAGAACTTCACTTCTTACTTGAGCTTCTCTTATAGATGCATACGATCCTCTTACTTTAATACCTCTTACATTTGTTTGAAAATCTATAGTTTCACTAAATTGCTTATTAAGTTCATCTGCTTTATCATCTAAGAAATATTTATACTCTTCTTGCATATGTTTATCATTAAATAAAAATCTATAACGTTCAGCAATAGATTGAATAGTATCTTCTTCATCTGGATACTTTATTTTAAGATTTTGAAAAAGTTCATTAACTTCTTTACAAAAATTTTCAGTAAATTTATTGAAAATAAATACATCCTTATTATCTAATACTTTTTCAGGAGATAAAAAAGATAAACATACATATTCCTGTCCACGTATAGGAGCATCTTCTTCAAGATAATCCATTTCAGAAACAGGTACTAGATTCTCATTCTTTTGTGCCATTATACTATTTTATTAAAATAATAAATTAATATTTTTAAGTAATTTTTTATTTAAAAAAAAATAAATTATTATTAGAAATTAAATTTTAATTAAATTTAATTTTCTGAAATTTTTTCTCTTATTATAATATAAAAAATGATTGATGTTCGTGAAGTTGTCTCTAGAATGCTTAAATACTTTGTCGAAGGTCTTGTAGTAGCTGTAGCTGCCTACGTTATGCCAGGAAAAGTAATGAAAGTTGTTGATGTTGTCTGCATTGGTCTTGTTGCCGCTGCTACATTCTCGCTTCTTGATCTTTTCGCCCCATCAGTAAGTGGTTCTGCTCGTCAAGGTGCTGGATTCGGTGTTGGTGCTGGTCTTGTTGGATGGCCTGTAGGCGGTCTTGCTTAAGAGTATAACTTAAGCATAACTTTAAACTAAAATTTTTAATTTTTAATTTTTACTTAATTAAAATTAAGTAAATTTATATACTTCTAATAAATTGCCAATTTAATTCTTCACATATTTTTTTCCATGTTTGTTCTTGTTGATGTAATTTTTCTCTAGATTTTAATAGAGGAAAATATTCTAAATATTTATCTTCTCCTAATAGTTCTAGAAATTTATGTAGTACATATGAATAACTTAAGAAATTCTTACGATTTTGTGGTGAATGTTTCAAAAATGGTACTTGAATTTCTTTAAACATATTTCTCAATTTCTCTTCCAATTCTGGTGTTAATTGCGGATTTGTTTTCCCTGTTATTCTATTTAATATATATGGTATATGCTCATAGTATTTATTTATCTTTATCTTCTTCAATATACTCTTTATTTTATCATAATCTAACGTTGCCATATTATTTATCTTATTCTTTTTTAATTCTAAATAAATCTTATCAAATACTTCATCTGGTATTTCAGTAGTTTCTTTTCCTTGTGTTTGATTAATCCATTCATTGCGGTAAATTATATTTATTTTTTAAATAATCTAAATGTTTTTTTGCTAAAAATAATTTTTCATTTAATGAAAGTTTTGATGATGTAAATGTTTTATTAGAAGCATATTTTTTTTCTTCATTTTTCTTTGCTATCGGAAAATTTTTTACATAATAACCAATAATATTATTATTTTTTCTATAAGCAACTATATATTTAGGTAATTTATTATCATTATTATATTTTCTTTCTTTTGTATTTCTTCTATTGCCTATTTGATTATTAGAAATTTTATATTTTGTTGTTTCATTATGTTTCTTTCCTATTCTTGCTTTACTTTTTCTTTCTTTTGTTAAATCACTATCTTTTGCATTATTGCCACCTGTTCTTAAATTATAACCATAAGGATGTAGAGAATTATATTTTTTTATAAGTTCTTTTTCCATTAAATTTGCTTCATCTTGATTTTTACAAGTAACTAGCGTTTTAACAGTAAAATTAGAATAATTATATTTTCTAATAGCATTATCTAGTAATATACAATGGTTTTGATATGTATTTGCTTCATTAATATGAGATTTCCATCTTCCATTAGTTCCCCATTTTTTACCATTTGATAAATATTGCCTAGCTTGACCAATATAAATTTTATTACTAGGACTTTTAATATAATAAATATCAACTTTCATTATTTTATAAATTAAATTTATTTTTTTAGATACTTTTAAATTTTAAATATAATTAATCCTATAACTTTCATTATAGGCCGGACTGTACCTTAAGCTCTCTCGGTTTGATTAATACTTCATCGAGAACCGACATCCGTTCAGTCTCTGACACCGTATCATATCCTATCATAATGGACTTAGATACTGGTAAGCGGATTATCCAATCTTTAACATTTTTACCATTGGGTACGGCAATTAACCGTGTTCCTTTATAAAGTTTCCAATATAAAGTGGTAGTTAAAGCTCTTAGGAAGTTCCCGCTACGAGATGTCTTGCATTAATATTTAATATATTAATACTAGGAAGATACACACTTTTAATGCTTCCTGTTTCACTCCAATGTCGAAGTGATTAATTCTGTTATAACTAAAATAACTAATTTCTTTAGGGGGATCTCTATAACTAGGTCTTTCATTGTCAGTTAATATAAATTCAATAGTATTACAATCATTACAAAATAATATACCATCATTAAGTAATTCATTAATATTTTCAGAATTACAATGACGACATTTATCTTCAACTTGTTTTAGATTGTTATTAATATAATTTTTATCTGTAGTTGATAAATAGTTTTCTAATAATTGTGATCTGTTTTGATTATCATCAAGACTATTTTTTCTTTTAGATTGTTGTGAATCTTCTATATTATCCATATTGAAAAAATCTATTATTTGCTTTACATTACTAGAATTTTCATTATTAGATTTAATAGTATCATAATAATTAAATAAAATATCTGAAGTTTCAGTTAAATATTCTAATTCATCTTTTTTAGATTCAAGTAAAATAATTTTATCTTGAATAGATTTTTTATTTTTGTTTAATTCAAATAAAGTATTAAGATTATTAGAAATTTCATCACTTGTATTATTATTAGATTTATTCTTTTCAATATTTGCTATTTTTTTTTCTATGCTCTTTAAATCTTTTTTTAGTTTATTTATAGTATTGTATTCTTTATTAAATTTATCTAATTGTTTTTCATGACATACATCAAGAGTGTGAGTAGTTTTTTCATAATTACATCTTCGTTTATTCTTTTTTGGTTTTTTATTATTACTATTCATTTACATTATACAAATTTTAATAAATTTATTCTTTATATAAATTATTTTTTAAGTTATTTTGGAAAAATTATTTTCTTAGTATATAGTATAAAAAAATATGGGTGGAGGTTTAATGCAACTCGTAGCTTATGGCGCTCAAGATATCTATCTTACTGGTAATCCTCAAATTACTTTCTTCAAAGTAGTTTACCGCAGACACACTAACTTCGCTATGGAGTCTGTTGAACAAACTCTTAATGGTTCCGCTTCGACTGGAAACAAAGTTGTTGCCACTGTTTCCAGAAATGGTGATCTTGTTGGTAGAATGTATGTTGAAGCTACTTTAACAGCGGGAGGTGCTGCATGTGCTAATCCAGGTAATACTTTACTTAAAGAAGTTACATGTGAAATTGGTGGTCAACAAATTGACAAACACTATGGTCACTGGCTCGAAACATGGGCTGAACTTACTGAACCAAATTCAGTTGCTACAGACACAGCTGTAACTGCAGGTATGACTGGAGCTACTGCTGCTTTTACCCCTTATCAAAAAATGAGTGCTGCTGGTGGTGTCCAAGGTGCCACCGTTGCTCCAGGTCTTGTTCATGTTCCATTACAATTCTGGTTCAATCGCAATCCAGGACTTGCTCTTCCTCTTATTGCTCTTCAATACCATGAAGTCAAAGTATCTATCCAACTTGCTACTGATGCTGAACTCGGTGGTCCCAATAATAATGTTACCCCCGCTTCTGGAATCAAACTTTGGGCTGATTACATCTATCTTGATACTGATGAACGTAGACGTTTCGCTCAGGTATCACATGAATACCTTATTGAACAAGTTCAACACCAGAATTTCAGTAATTCTAGTTCAATGGATCTTACATTCAATCACCCAGTTAAAGAACTTGTATGGACTGGTGCTCCTGGTTCTGCTGCCGCGTCTGCCAGTATTGCTACTCCTACTGCTGTAGATTCTGGTAACTGGAAATTAGTTCTTAATGGACATGATCGCATGGCTGCTAGAGATGTAAAATACTTTACTCGTACACAAGTATGGCAACACCACACCGGTCATGGTGGTGTAACAGTAGCTGACTCGGTTGCTGTATATTCATTCGCTCTCAAACCAGAAGAACATCAACCATCGGGTACTTGCAATTTCTCCAGAATTGATAATGCTCAACTTAAATGTGATGATGGAGGTGAACATGCAACAAATGTCTACGCTGTTAACTACAACGTACTCCGTGTTATGTCTGGTATGGGTGGTCTTGCTTACTCCAACTAGATACTTTAAAAATAATAATAAAATCAAAAATTTTCTTTTTATAAAAAATAATAAATTAAATAAGTTAATTTATTATAAATAATTTTCTAAATATATAGTATAATATAATATGGGTGGAGGTTTAATGCAACTCGTAGCTTATGGCGCTCAAGATATCTATCTTACTGGTAATCCCCAGATTACCTTCTTCAAAGTAGTTTACCGCAGACACACTAACTTTGCAATGGAAGCTATCCAACAAACACTTAGTGGAACAGCTGATTTTGGTAATAAAGTAACTGCAACAATCTCACGTAATGGTGATTTATTAGGACGTATGTATGTTGAATGTGACCCATCTTCTGTATTAGGTAACGCAACAGCTTTTACTCCTAATCCTATTCATGCTTTACTTAAAGAAATGGTAGTTGAAGTAGGTGGTCAAGAAATTGATAAACACTATAATCACTGGTTAAATGTTTGGACTGAATTAACTGAAGATACACATGTAACTATATTAGATGCTGAAGGTAAACTTAGACCTTCAGATAGTTTAATTGTTCCTGGTGCATTAGCGGAAGATGCAACAGTACAAGTTAATAGAGCTCCAACAGCCTATCAAAGAATGGCATTAGGTGTTAAATCAAATGGTGTAGCATGCCAAGAAAAATATGCTTGTGTTCCTCTTCAATTTTGGTTTTGCAGAAATGCAGGTCTTGCACTTCCTCTTGTAGCTCTTCAATATCATGAAGTTAAAGTATCAATAACATTTGATAGTGAAGCAGCAGTAGGAAATGGAACTAATGGATCTTTATCATCTTTAAAACTTTATGGTGACTATATTTATTTAGATACAGATGAGAGAAGAAGATTTGCTCAAGTATCTCATGAATATCTTATTGAACAATTACAATATATTAATTCTGCAGCTAACTCAACACATAAACTTAACTTCAATCATCCTGTTAAAGAATTAATATGGTGTGGCCAAAGAACTGGTAATGGTGGTGTTAATGGTGGTTCTGCTACACCAATGGATTTAGAAGATGAAAATGGAACTAAAGCTCATCGTGATACATCTGTAACAGCAACACTTAAATTAAATGGTCATGATAGATTCTCTCCAAGACCTCAAGGATATTTCACAAGAACACAACCATGGCAACATCATACTAAATCTGGTGGCGGAGCTAAATCAGATGCTATCGCAGTATATTCTTTTGCTCTTAAACCAGAAGAACATCAACCATCGGGAACATGCAATTTCTCAAGAATTGATAATGCTCAATTAGTATACAATAAAAAAGTTGGTGGTTCTAGTGCATCTGCTGGTATTCATATTTATGCAGTTAACTACAACGTACTTAGAGTAATGTCAGGTATGGGTGGTTTAGCTTATTCAAATTAATAAAACTATAAAAATAAAAAATATTATTTTTCTGATAATTATATAAAGTTGTTTAAATATAATAAATTATCTAATAATATAATAATATAGAATAAAATGGGAGGTGGTTTAATGCAATTGGTAGCATATGGTGCACAAGATATATATTTAACTGGAAATCCTCAAATTACTTTCTTTAAAGTTGTTTATAGAAGACATACTAATTTTGCTATAGAAACTGTTGAACAAGCTTTATCAGGTGATAGTACATCTGGTAGTACAAATAAAGATTGCTCAACAATTATTTCAAGAAATGGTGATCTTATTACAAATCTATATGTAACTTCTAATACACCAGGTATTGTTAAAGGAGATAATATATTAAATGAAGTTATTATTGAAATTGGTGGTCAAAGAATTGATAAATATTATAAAGAATGGTTTCAAGTTTGGTCAGAACTTACTATACCTGAATCAAAAGCTTTAGGATTTAAAAATATGATTGGTGCTTTTTCTCATAATTTAAATAAAACATATAATACTAATACTAATGGTTATGATCCTAATAATAATATTAATGTTGGTGCAAATTTAGTTCAAATACCTATTATATTTTGGTTTTGTAGAAATCCTGGATTAGCATTACCATTAATAGCATTACAATATCACGAAATTAAATTAAAATTTGAGTTAGGTTTATCAAGTGATATAGGAGTAGATGCAAAGATTAAGTTATTTGTTGATTATATTTATTTAGATACAGATGAGAGAAGAAGATTTGCTCAGGTTTCTCATGAATATTTAATAGAACAAGTACAACGTTTTGAATCTTCTAATCAACAAACTCATAATCTTAATTTAAATCATCCTGTTAAAGAAATTATATGGACTAGTCCTATTAATAATTCTTATGGTACTGCTAAAATTCAATTAAATGGTCACGATAGATTCTCTGAACAAGAAGAAGAATATTTTCAACTTAGACAACCTATGGATTATCATACTTCTATTCCTGGTACTAATATATTTTTAACTGAAAAAAATCAATTAAATACAAAACTTTATACTATTAATAATGTGTTAAAAAATATTAATATATTTAATCAACAAACAGCTGGTATTACAAATGTAAATGAAAGTACTGTATTAAATATAAAAAGTATTAATAATACTAATATATTAAATATTGGTACTAATGAATTAAGAGTAGGTGATGTTTTATTATTATCTACACTTACTTCAACTGGTTCATCAAGTACAATTAATCTTAATATAATGGAATATATTGTTATTACTGGTAGAATTGCTGAATTTTCATATATGATTAATTTTAATAATACTAATAATATACATCAATATGGTGTTATAAATACTGGATGTTCAATAAGATTAATATCTAGAATGCAAGATCCAATGTCGAGATGTTCTACATTAAATAAAAAAATAAATGTTTATTCATTTGCATTACAACCAGAAGAACATCAACCAACTGGTACTTGTAATTTTTCAAGAATTGATAATGCAAAATTAGTTTTTGAAAATAATCCTGGTGGAAATATCAATATTTATTCTACTAACTATAATGTACTAAGAATTATGAATGGTATGGGTGGTCTTGCGTATTCTAATTAATTTTTTTCCATACATTTATAAAATTTTTTTGTGAACCTACTGATAGTGGATTTACTAACTCATAATTATCATTTTTACACAAATATTTCATCATATATCTCTTATTTATTTTTTTATTATTATATTTTTCTCTCACTATTATTGTCTTTAATGATAATGGTTGAGAAAAATCTAATTCATCTAATAAATTTTTTATAGTATTATTATCAATATACATATTTATTAATTTAAATTATTTAAATATTAAATGATAAAATATATTTAAATAATTTTTAAATATGAGTGATAAAAAGAAAAGAATAATATTTTGTTTACCAGGAAATAATTATTCAAATCATTTTTTATTAGCTTGGAGTGATCTAATTCTTTGGTGTAGAGAAAATAATTATGATTTCTCTGTATCACAAAATTATTCTAGTGTTGTTCACTATGCTCGTTCTTTATGTTTAGGTGGTGATAATTCTAGAGGAGAATATCAAAAACCATTTAATTCTAAATTTGATTATGACTATATTATGTGGATTGATAGTGATATTATATTTAAAATTGAAGATTTTAAAAAACTTCTTGAATCTGATTTTGATATCACTTCTGGACTATACAAAATGCATAATAATGTTAATTATCCTGTCGTTGTTAATTATGACGATAATTACTTTAAAGAAAATGGATCATTCGAATTTTTAACAGATGATAAATTAAAATATTATAAAGATAATAAAAAATTAATTAATAATAGATATTTAGAAGTTGAATATTCGGGTATGGGATGGTTATTAATAAAAAAAGATGTTATAGAACAGATTAAATATCCATGGTTTTATCATGAATTATACAAAAATAATAATTGTGTTGAAATGTTTAGTGAAGATGTTTCATTTTGCAAGAATCTTAAAAAAGCTGGATTCAAAATTAATTTAGATACCACTATTAGAGTTGGTCACTTAAAGAATTTTATTATTTAAGAACTTAAATTTACTAATTTATCATTACTATTTGATATAATATAATTATTATAATTAATATCATTAACTAAATTTTGTAATTGTTGTTGATTATTAATTTCATATTGTTTAAGATTTTGAATTTCTGTATAGAGATTAACAGAAACAACAATAAGTAGAATAATTGATATTAAATTCATAATTGATAAAGCACTATTACCTCCTTCCATTTTAATATAAATAACATAATTTATTTTTTTATTTTTTTATAATTTTAATAATTTATTAAATTTCATTTTTCATTTTTTTGTATATTTCTATTTTTTTATTTTTCATATTTTCTTTAATAACTTTTTCTTCATTATTATCTTGTTCTTCATATTTTTTTACTATTTCTTGTGCATATTTATATTCATCCTCCGATATATCCTTTTTATCTTTCATTTTTTTAGGTAATATAAAATATTTTGAATTCTCATTAAATAATCCTTCTGAAAATATTATAAAAAATCCTGTTAATATTATTGATGTTGATACATTTCTTGTCCCTATAAAAAATATACTAAATATTGTAAATCTTCTTATTATCTTCAATTTTAATAATTGTTGTGTACTATTACTTAAATCCACTATCAAGTATTTACTCCCTATATTCAACATTAACAATGATATTCCTAATAAATATTTATTACTATTAAAATTATCCAAACTTTTCAATAAGTTCTTTGTATTCATTATTTTAATTTATTAATTTAAAATGATAAAAAAAAATAATTATTAATCTTTAATGAATAGAATGTAATCAAGTTCAAGAAATATGATAATGATGAATAATAAAATAGCGAGAGTAATATTGTAATTAGATATAATAAATAATAATAGATATAATATAATACGAATAATAGGTTCTTCATATAGATCTAAAAAATTTTCAGGATAAACAATTTTTAAATCTAAAGAATATCTTAAAATTATATATAAACTTATTATAAATACAAAAGTATTCACATAATAATTTAAATTTACTTTTTTTAATAAATTCATATTTTAATTAAATAAAATATTATTTTAATACTTTATTTTAAAATACATATAATTTATTATCTGCCTCCATATTCTTCTTCTTCATATT